AGAGCTTAATATCGACAAGCTCACTACCGCCATTTCTAATTTGCGCACAAAGGGCAACGTCACAAAGGTTGTGAACAGCCTTGACAGGCTGGCCGGTTCCATTGCAACGCTGAAACAGGCATCCGCTGGAATGTCCGGGCTGGACAAAATCACCAGCTTTCTGAACGGACTTTCCAACGTCAACACGACCGCAAGCGCAAAGAGCATCAACACGGTCGTGAATGCAATCAAGAAGATTCCTGCTACTGTGTCTGGCTTGAACGGCGTTGACTTTTACTCCATGTCTGGAAGCATCACTCAGCTCACTAACGCTTTGGCTCCGCTGTCTATTCTGGACGCATCGAACCTTAAAGCTCTTGGCAGCGCTTTCAATGCAATCAGAAAGGTTCCTGATCTGACCGACAAGCTGAAAGCAACAGACCTTAATTCTTTTGCAAGCTCTTGTCAGAAGATTTCTGCTGCTCTTGCTCCTCTTGCATCTCAGCTTGACAAGGTAGGCAATACGTTTGCAAAGCTCCCTCCACAGTTGAGCAAGGTAGTCACACAAGCAAACCGTGTGACCGCTGCTAACGAAAAGCAGCGTAAGAGTTATCTCAGCCTGTCCAATCAGATGAACGGCTTTATGCGAAACATGGCGAAGCTGGTCTCGTTGAAAGCCATCGCTGAGTATCTTGGCAACGCTGTTGCGAAGTTTAACGACTTCTATGAAGCAACAGACCTGTTCCATAATGCTATGGGCAATTTGAGCGGTGAAGCCGATACGCTCATTAGCAAGATGCAGGGATTGCTTGGCGTTGACCCAACCAAAGCGATGACCTACATGGCTACCATTCAGAGCTTGGGTACTTCATTTGGTCTGGTCAGCGACAAAGCATACGTTCTGTCCAAGAACCTGACTCAGCTTGCTTATGACGAAGGTTCTTATTGGAACAAGAACGTTGCAGAAACCTTTACCGCAATGTCCTCCGCTATTTCTGGTGAGATTGAGCCTATTCGCCGTTTGGGCATTGATCTTACTCAGGCACGGTTACAGCAGGAGCTTCTTGCTTTGGGCTTTAACAAGCAGGTTTCTAGTCTGTCTCAGGCAGATAAGGCAGTTCTACGTTACATTGCCATTATGAAGCAGACTGCCAATGTGCAGGGCAACCTTGCACAGACCATCCAAAGCCCTGCGAACCAAATTAAGATTCTGAAAGCGCAGTTGGATATGCTGGCGAAGTCTGTTGGCTCTCTGCTCTACCCCGCCCTGAAATCCATTCTTCCCCCGCTGATTGCCGCTGTTCAGCTCATTCGAGAGTTTGTTGAGTGGGTGGCAAAGCTGATGGGTGTGAAGGTCGTGTTCACTGATTTCACCAAGAGCGCTGACAGCGTTGGCGGCATCGGTGACGCAATGGATGACACGGCCAATTCGACAAAGAAAGCCGCCAAAGCCCTCAAGGACTACACGATGGGTTTTGATGAACTGAACATCATTGACCCCACACAGAAAAGCTCCGGCTCTGGCAGTGGCGCATCTGCTGGCAACATCTTGGGCGATGTAGACCTGTCCGGCTACGATATGTTCAAGAACTATGTTGGCACATCTATTGATGAAATCAAGGAAAAAGTAAAAAAACTTCTTCCAATCATTGCAGGTGTTGCAGCCGGATTTGCCGCTTGGAAAATTGCTGATTTTCTTTTTAGCCAGTTAAACAATGTCCACGGGTTAGCTTACAAATTGGGGCAGGTTGTTGGAGAATTACGAAAGAAGTTAGGGCTTGTCAACCCTGAACTTGCTGTAATTGCTGGTACTGTGGCACTAATTGTATGGCGTTTTGTGGACTTGTATCAGAACAGTGAGAAATTCAGAATCGGTCTGCAAAGAATAAAAGACCTTATTGAGCTTGCTGCACTTGGCTTCTCTCAGGGATGGAATATTTCTCTTACTGAAGGAAAACTTGGACAATCCATTGAGCATTTAAAAGAATCTATTAAAATACTCGCACAGAAAATTCTCGACCTTCTGCCTGATGAATGGAAAGAAAGCGCTTCTAACGCATTTGAAACAATCCGACAAGTCGTAAAGAAGTTGGACTTGGATTTAGGAGATTTGGCTCTAACCTTAATTGGAATTGGATTGATTATCAGCGGTCATCCTGTAGCTGGTCTCGCCGTTATCGGATTTGAAGCCGTTTCTGTTGCGATTCGCGGATTAGGTAGCGAAAGCGAAAAAGAGTCTTTTGGCTTAAAATCCGATTGGCATAGCGCTTTTCAACAGCTTGGAATTGATGCTGGAAACATGGCATCCTTCTTTGTTGATGGATTTGCTCAAATTGTGGATAGCATTTCTGATTTTATTCGTTGGATTAAAGACGGAATCAGCGAATCTGAGCGTTTGGATGTCACGATGAACAAAACTTTGTTCCCGAATGCTCTTCTTGGATTGGCTGACCTGATTGCAGATATTGAGACATTTGTTCGTTGGGTTAGCAAAGGCCCAACTGAGGCTGAGCGCCTTGACGTTTCAATGAATCAAGGCTTCATTGCTAATGCCCTTCTTGGCTTAGCAGATTTGATTTCCGACATCGGAAGCGTGATCGATTGGTTTGTTCATTTGGATGACCATATCAAATCGGCCGGAGAATCTTTTACGAGGTTCTTGGATGGAGTGGAAAATTGGGCAGCAGAAGCGGGAAAAGCTGCTGCAAACATGGTAAACGCAGTTGCAGACGCAATCGCTTCTCTGCCATCAAAAATGTATGAAGCTGGGAAAAACGTTTGGCAAGGTCTTGTAAAAGGCATTCAGAGCGGAATCAGCAACGCAACTGGAGCGGCTGCAAATCTTGCCAAAGCCGTCATCGATAAGTTCACCACTGAGACTGATATCCACTCCCCTTCCAAGCTATTTGAACAATTTGGTATCTACATCGACCAAGGCCTTGCAAACGGTATCACTGCTGCTGTCCCCTACGTCGCCACTGCTATGCAGGGCGTTGTAGACGCTGTGCAGGAAAAAGGCAACGCGCTGATTGCCGCCGGTTCTACTCAGGCGACCAACTACGTTACCGGGTTCTTGAACGGTCTGGATACCCAGTGGCAACAGATTGACCAGAGTTTACAATCTGATTTCTTTGGTAGCATTGGTACTCTGTGGGATGCGATTTCTAACGGCGACCTTGAAAAGCTCGGCACATGGGCGGCTTCCTATTTCTATCATGCAATGGATGATGAGCAGCGAAAGCAAATCAAGTCCATTTCCAATAACAGTTTGCAGTGGTTGACACAGGGCTTGAGCAGTGTTTGGAACAACATTGCTGGTATGGCTTCTAGCTTTATTAGTCAGTTCGTTCCTTCCGCTATGGCTGCAACGTCTGCTCAGACGAGTTTGAACATTGCAATGGATGCAAACCCTGTTATGCTGGTTATTTCCCTGATTGGTATGTTGGTTGGTGCTCTTGTCAATTTTGCCAATAAGAACAAGAGTATCGCTTCGTTCCTGTCTAATCTTTGGTATGGAATCGGCGATTTCTTCTCGATTGTTTTTGAGGGTATTCTCCGCGTTCTCGGAACGGCAATTCAAGGCATTGTTGCTGGAATAAATGTTTTAATTGACGCACACAATTTCTTTAATCGCTTTGATAAATGGGGGCATATCAGCAACCCTCTTTATGATTGGGCTGACAATGTTGCGAGTAGTCGTGCGGAAAGCCAGCGTAAACGTCAAGAAGCAGCCAATAGCAGCTTTGATGATTCCAAAGACCCAACTAACTACGAACAGCAGTACAAGGAACTGCAAGAAAAGTACAAAAATGGTTCTTATCCAGGAACGAAAGAATGGGATAAGAACAACGGAACATTCTCCGGTTCTTATGGCGGCACCACCAGCGTAAACGTCAACATCAACGAAGAGGAAATGCGTGAATCTGTTTACAATGGCACTTACAACGCATTCCTCGATATCTTTCAGCGGTATGGTGATGAACTGACCGGTGGCAAGGAACTCAAAATTTACCTTGACGGAAAGCAGATTACAGCATCCGTTGAGAAGCGGCAGAACGCCCGTGGGCAGTCTTTGATGGGCAGTGAAGTTTACAGCTACTAAGGAGGTGGCGGTTTATGGCAATTCCAGCACTGGTAACGGTAAATGGCGTAGACTTGCCGGAACCTTCTTCTTACGAAGCGACCACTAGCACCATCGTGGATTCTGGACGAAACGTTCAAGGTAAAGTAGTTGGCTCTGTTGTGCGGCATGATGTAGCAAAGGTGTCCCTGAAGTGGAACTACCTCACCGCACAACAGTGGGCCACTATTCTCAGCCTGTTCACGACACGATTTTACTGTTCTGTTCGCTTTTATAACCAGGCAAAGGCCGGATACGACACGCGGCAGATGTACGTTTCAGACCGAACATCTGGTATGTGGCGGCGCGGGCCTAAAACCGGTAATGTGATGGGCTGGACGGATTGCTCGATTGCGCTTGTGGAGGTATAGCCTATGGTACAACCTTCTCAGAAGTGGCTTGACAAGTTTTCCGAAACGCTTGTGCCGGAGATGTTTGTACGCATCGCCTATGGCGTTACAGAACCCGGTTTGCAAGAAGACGCGATTCCTAGCACAAACGGCGAAACGCTCTTTAGCAATGTATCTTCTATCGTTGACAGTGAATCTCACACTTATACAAAATATTCTACCGGTGAATTAAATTTCACTGTTTTGGACGGTAATTATACCTTGCTTGATAGAAGCGTAAAATCTCAGGAGGCTGGTTATGTTAGCGAAAATTGTGTTTCAACTTCAAACCACCCGATTATTACGCTCTCGTTCAGCAAAGTTCATACCGTGACCATTCCTGGCATTACCATCACATGGTCGTCAACGTTCAATGAATGGCCGACAAGTTTCAAGCTGACCGCTTATTCTGGAAGCGCAGTCGTGTCCACAAAAACAGTGTCGGATAATTCCTCTATCACCACTGACATTGACTGGGAAATTGCAAATTACGATTCTATTTCCATTCAAATCTTGTCGTGGTGCTTGGAAAATCGTCGCGCAAGGGTTGAGCAAATAAAGATGGGCCAGTTCATTGTGTTTGAGAAGAAAGATATTTTTTCGTACAAGCACGATTCCACAAGAGACCCGATCAGCGGCCAACTCCCGAATGATAGCATCACTTTTACGGTGGATAACAGCACGCAAAAGTGGAACCCGATCAACCCGGAAGGTCTTTACAAATACCTGTATGAGCGCCAGCCTATCTCTGTGGAGTACGGCATGGACTTGGACGGAACGGTAGAATGGATTACAGGCGGCAAGTTCTTCTTGTCTGAGTGGAGTGTTCCTTCTAATAGCATTGAAGCAAGCTTTACGGCCCGTGATGCTTTTGGCTATCTGATGGTTTCTAACTATACAGGAAGAATGTATGGCACTCTTTATGAGATGGCCTACGATGCGTTGGAACTTCTGAATGACAACGTGGCAACGTTTCAGATTTCCGAAGAGCTGAAAAATTATAGCACAGATATCACAAGCCAGGATAAAAGCAATTATAAGGACTCTGACATTTTGCAGATGGTTGCTAACGCAGCTGGTATGGCAATATATCAGACCCGAGAAGGCGTGATTGTAATTGGACGCATTCCTGACATCTCTACTGCAAAAGCAAACCTTGCCGGTGAGATCGACATTGTTAACAACTTCAACTGGCCTGAGATTGCATTCTCTTCTCCGCTGAAAAATGTGACTTGCTCGATTGACGTAAAATCTTCCGATGGTTCGAGCACTACAAGCAAAACGTATTCTTACCCGGAAAACCCAACAGGGAGCGGAGCAACGCAGACTGTTAGCAATGAAATGTTGTCTCAAAGCGTTCTCAGCCAGAGCAGGAATATTTTGACAGAAGCATACAAGGTGCTTTCTAACCGCCGCAAGGTCACATTGAAATATCGTGCAAGCCCGCATTTTGACGCTTTGGACTATGTTCTTGTTCATCACCAGTTTGGCTATTCCTCTGTACTGTTGACTACGAGCTTTTCTTATCAGTACTCCGGCTGTTTTCACGGGACGGTCGAAGGGTATCTCTTGGAAGGAGCTGATGTTCGTTGACCCGGTGGATCACAGACAGAACCGATGATGATGTTGCGCAAGTCAAAGCGCTTGCATTGAAAGCAAAGGCAGGAACGTGGACAGAGAAAGAGCAGGCGGAATGGGCAGCTGGCATGAAGGGCGCTCTGAGCTACATGGACTACAACCGCATTGAAGGTGGAATCCAAGAGATTGCGTCCATCTTGAACGCATCTGTTTCGGTGAAAACCGATTGGGATGTAAACGGATACCTGACTGTCTCGGATGCTTCTCGTTGGCTTTCCAATATCAGAGCTATTCGTTCTTTGTGCAGCGGCAAGAATGATACCCCCGAAACCCCCGCTTCCCTCAATCATCTGCACTATACGATTATCAATCAGGTCGAAGAAATTCTACTTGATATCGAAACGATAGCCAATAACCATCTAATCTACTGCTCAGAGCCGGTCTGTGGAGGTGAACCTTACTATGCACTTTGTTGACCGAGAAGCAAAGTACCCGAACCGATGGACAATGAAAAAGTCTGACGGCACATCGGAAGTTATCACACTGGTTCGCAATGACGAGCCTATCGTTGAAGGCACTCCTATGAATGCTGAAACGCTGAACACCCTTTCAGATGTTGCAGGCGCTGACATTGCGAGGATTGCCGCTGAAAAAGCAGAGCTGAATGCAAAACTGTCCGAAGTAAACGCCAAAACATCCGCACAGGAATCACAAAAGCAAGCTGAAAATTCCGCTGAGAGTGCTCGTCTTGCAGAGCAAAGCGCAAACAAGGGCGGTTGGATGGACTTTGAACAGGAGAACGGCATTCTTTATATGATTAAAAGCGATAGCTTGACCGAAATAAATATGCAAGACAACGGCTCTGGAATTTTGGAGGTGACGTTTGAATGAGTAAAACAATTGAAATCGGCCCTTATAGCGCCTATGCCATTGCTGTAAAGTATGGATATGTTGGCACAGAAGAGGATTGGATTAAAGCAGTCGAAGCGGCCCGAAAGAGCGCGGAGACAAGCGCAGCCAATGCAAAGCGGGAAGCGGACGGGGCTTCTACTTCTGCTGCTACTGCCACTGAACAGGCCGGAATTGCAACCACAAAAGCTGGCGAATCCGCTGCATCCGCTAAGGCATCTGCATCCAGTGCATCTGCCGCTGCAACCAGTGAAGCCAATGCAAAGAAATACTCGGAAGAGGCCGGGGCTAAGGCAAGCACCGACAAAACCCTGAGCATCGAAAATGCCCCTGCCGACGCAAAGGCTACCGGTGACGCTCTGGCAGGTAAAGCTGACTCCGTCGTTCCACATGATCTTTTCATTCCGATTACAGGGTGGCAGACGGACACAGAAGTTGCAGAGTACCCGCATTACATTGATATCACAGCAGATGTTACGTCCACGACTGTGGTATCTGTCAGCATCGACCCTGCAAGCGCAGACGTAGCCGGTAAAGCTATGCTTGTAAACCCCGAAACTCGAACCGGAGCTATCCGTATCCGTGCACACAACATTCCAACTGCGGAAATCTCCGCCCGGTGGTATCCCATCAAGTATGGTGGCCAGTTCTATGGTGACGGCTCCATTTATTCCAACTTCCTGCTTGCGGCACATCCTGTGGGTAGTATCTATCAGACCATCAGCCCGGAAAACCCGGCTGTGACTTTTGGCGGCGGCACATGGGAACGAATTGAGAACAGATTTATCATGGGTGCAAGTGATACCTACCCGGCAGGGAGTACGGGAGGTAGCACGGCGCATGAACATGAGTACAAATTAGAGTTTATGTGGCGGCTTGGTGCTTTGGTCGGATATCCGACATCCGCCATTGCCACATATAACTACAAAACACAATCATGGAACGATAATAACAAAAAAGTTAATGACGGACAGTATACACTCTCCAATGATGGATTTTCCTCGACATACGGTGAGAAGCCCGGTGGAGAAACATACTCCGTTACAGGAAACACTGCATCTAGCTCTAGCATTCCTCCCTACTACTCCGTGTACATCTGGCGCAGAGTGGCATAACCGAAAGGAGAAACAATGGCACTAGGAGAACTCAAAAACGGCATTGGCCCTGATGCCTATGCTATCTATCAGCAAGTCCTTGCGGCGGTAGTCGAGCGAGACCACCCCGTGGGCAGTCTGTACATCAGCGAAAACGCAACCAGCCCTGCCGAGCTGTACGGCGGCACATGGGAACGAATTGAGGGCAAATTTATCATGGGTGCGAGCGACACGCATCCGGCTGGTACAACGGTAGAGGCAGGACTGCCGAACATTACGGCTAAAGTGACCAGTCAGTATGGCATTTTTAATGCCGACGCAGAAGGAGCGTTTTACTTTGCGGATGGAGCCAATTATGAATATCCAGCAACGGGACTAGGCGGCGCGTTAATACACGACCTTCGCTTTAGTGCCGCCAACTCCAACTCTATCTACGGCAAGTCCACCACTGTCCAACCCCCGGCATACTGCATGTACTTATGGCGGAGAGTTGCATAATTGAAAGGAGCACACATGAAAATCATTGACAGCAACGGCGTAGAAATCGCCAGCCCCGACCTGACAAAAGGCTACCTCAAGCCCGAGACCCAGACTGTCCACCACGATGCTGTGACGGGCGTGGAAGAGGTCGGCCACTACGAGTACAAGACCTACCCCAACGGCGGAAGGGACCGCTGGAAGGTGGTGGACGTGCCTGGCGTGGCCGCAAAGGGAGCCTATGACGAAGAGGTGGAGGTGCAGCGGTATGTGCTGTACACCGCCGAAGAGCTGACTGAACAGGAAAAGGCCCGCAAGGAAGCAGAGGAAAAGGCACAGCTGCCCACCGCAGAAGAGCGCCTTGCCGCTCTGGAAGCGGCTATGCTCGACCTGCTGGCCGCACAATAAGGAGGATGTTATGGTTTTGTTCTATGTGACCCAAGTCAAGCTGCACCGTTTTGACGGCGCTTTTACCATCGACAACGTACCTGACCGGTACAAGGATGCCGTGCTGGCAAAGCTGACGGAGGAGGGATTTTATGAGGTGGAAAGAAATGCTTAATTTCCTGCGGGATATCTTTTCTGCGCTCTCCCACGCTGCCGGTGACAGCGCCGACAAGGAAGAGCCTGCTCCTGCACCGGACGTGCCCACTGTGGACACCGTGACCGGGTGGGCAGGGGAACCGCCTTACCGGTACATTGACGTGAGCCGGTATCAGGGCACCATCGATTGGGCACAGGTGGCGGCAGCGGGCTACAAGGGGGCCATGCTCAAGACCGTGAGCACTAACCACAAGCTCTCCAAGCGGTCGGACGGCCTGTACATCGACCTGACCTTTGAAGCGAACTACCGCAACGCCAAAGCGGCTGGGCTGGACGTGGGCGTTTACTACTACACCTATGCCACCAACAAGGACATGGCCAACGCAGAACTCTCCCTGCTGCGTCAGGCAGTCTACGGCAAGGAACTGACCCTGCCTGTGGCTGTGGACGTAGAGGACAACCGGCTCGTCAGTCTGGACAAGCAAGACCTGACCGACCTGACCGCCTATGCTCTGCACGAGGTGGAGCAGATGGGCTTTTATGCCCAGCTTTACACCTACACCAGCTTTGCAAAGGCACATCTCTTTGTGGGCGGTGCGGCTCTGCATCCTTATGACGTATGGCTTGCTGACTACACCGGCAAGACTCCGAAGGTGGATTTCAAGTACAGTGCCCACCAGCACACCAGCAAGGGCAGCGTGCCGGGCATCTCTGGCAATGTTGACCTCAATGTGACCGAGATCAACTACCCCCGTATCATCCGCAAGAAGGGTCTGACCCGTCTCCGGGAGGACAAATGACCGAAAAAGAAGCTTTGCTGTGGGTGCTTGGCATCCTGGGTAGCCTGTGTGCTGCAGCCATCACCATTGACAAGGTGCTGGAAATCATTCACAAGTACATCAAAAAGGCGCAGGAACCGGACAACGTGCAGAACAAGCGGCTGGATGAGATGGACAAGCGCATCGGCACCTTAGAGCAGGGCCAGCTCCAACACACGCAGGCCCTTGCCCGAGATCTGCGCCGCTTTGAAGAAATTGACGAGGTGAGCCGTCTGACCCTTGACGGGGTGCGCAACCTTCTGGATGCGCAGCTGTCCGGCAACAACCGCGAAGGGATGCAGAAGAGCCGCACCGACATCGACAACTATCTTTTGAAAGGAGTTACCAATCATGGAAGCGATTCGTAATCTTTTGACCGCACTTCCCGCCCCTGTGGCCCTGGCTCTGATGCTGGGCGGCTTTATCTTCTACGCCCTGGGTTGCATCCGGCTGGGGTATGGTGCGGCTGTCAAGGGCACTGTGCTTGACCTAATCGAGCAGGCAGAGCACGAAATTCAGGGCACCAAGCGCGGCGCAGAGCGTAAGGCGTGGGTGGCGCAGATGCTTCGCACGGCTCTCAGCACCAGCAAATACGGCAGGCTCATCAGCTGGGCCATCACCGATGAAACCATCGGCACCGTGATCCAGTTTTTCTTTGACCGCATGAAAGCGGCGCTGCAAAAGCAGTAAGGAGGATATCATGGCAAGCACTACATACGAACAGAAACGATTTTGTGAGATCAAGAGATGCGGCAAAATCGACCATTTCGGTAACGTCCCCGTAATGGTGCGCAACGCCGGAGAGTTGCCGCAGCCTTTCTGGCTCGGTGCTGCCTGTGGCGGCGGCTCGCATAGTCTTTCCGCCAGCGTTGCAAGGGCTTAATGCAGAACAGATAAAAGCTGTGATAAAACGTGCGCCGCTTGGGAGGTATGACCGGAAAATCGCCCGGTTGCGGTA